TTTTAAAATTTTTATTTTGGTTTTGTCTCATTTTGTACTGTAGTGGATGCCTCATACAACAAGGGACTGTTCATCATCTAGAAACCTGAGTGGAAGCGCCGTGCAGTCTCTCGGCGTTTTGTTTAGCACCCCTCGTAGGAGATTTTGGGCTATTACTCTAGATGACCCACTGACTTGAATGGCCGGGCTGGTCACCCCCGCAGCTTCTATGCTGTTCATGGCCCGCTAACAAAGATACTGGACGCGTTACCAGTTTCACATGATCAGTTCCATGTGTGTTATCTTTTCCGTACCACGATCTACACCCATAATGGATTAAAAGTCGCGTTTGTGAACGGGACTTCTGGTCTATGGTCTATCACCAAATTATTATAATAATCTTCCATTAAAACTTGGTAATGGGGAGGAATACCAAATGCATCGTAGTATGAAACGCGGGCGCCTACTTGTACATCACCATACACACCTGTTTGTTTTGTCATCGCAACAGATAAAGTGTAAGACAAGTCATTTTCTTTAACACGTTTCACAGCCTTTTCGACTCGATTCATTTGGCTTTTAGACAGCTTCAGTTCAGTTAGCATCCTATCTGCATTTCGACCGTAACATGTATACAACGATTGAGCTACTGGCACGCAAGCATGTGAGGCCATGCCACACTGAGAAATGGCTTTCATCCATACAGCCTGTTCCTTCTTAGTGTTGAGATGCTTTGCACTTGTTGCATCTTTTATCGCCGCGTCCTGAGCATTTCGGACCATCGTGTATTTACCATTTACGCAAACAGGGTGTGTCTGACAGAATTCTATTTCCTCAATTCGTGTCGACATCTTGCCAACCGTTAGTCCAAACCCGAACTGTTTGAACCACGGCTCTACTTCTGATCTGAATAGTGAAGCATGGGCTTTGCTGATAATAACAGTACAATCATCACCAGCATCGACAAAGCGATATGGCACTCCCAAAGTCTGAAAGAGAGTGTACATACAACAGCTAACCATTGACACCCCGACTAATGATGTGTTCATTTGTCCTGACGTCAATGTGCCATCTACTTTGTACCTTAAAGTCCCATCATCACATCTAACCACTGTCTTTATCTTCAGCTGTTTGTCCAACAACTTCTTCAGTTTTGCTGCCTCGTCTGATCCAAAGCACGCGTAAAGTAGCTCATGGGTTCTAGCTAACATTTCTGCCGATGTTGACCGGTCCATCTTCTCAACATCTACGTCATACGCGACAGCATTATCTACTGCATTCCAATGATCACTGAAGAGTTGTCCAGTCTGTTGATAATTCAACCCCTTGGTGACAACTTTAAATCCAAACATCTGATCAATCGCCTCATATATGCTATGTTCTGCTGCTTTTACGTAGCAGCCTGTCGCTAGCAGGAACCTAGGGGACGGAGGCGATATCATACGTGGTATTTTTACTTTATCCGGATTACTAAGCATCTTCTCATATTTTATAAAGGCCCTAATTGTCGAGTCTTTTGAGGTCAATGGCTTGAGCTTTAAGCTTTTATTGGCGTTTTCATATATAGTACGCTTCTGGCCACAATACAAGCGAGGAAATTCATCCATAGCGATTGGTGCGAGCGTGGGTACTAATTTTACTAACGTTTTTATAGCAGGGTCTAATGCTTTAGAATGTCCGGGGGGTGGTCTGGTCTTGTGAATGGGTACGATCTTACCCCCAACTTCCGCGCTCAAAACACGGTAAGCGGCTGCCAATTTCGCATTGTGCAGAGACGCATTATGACAAAAGACGTGCTTGGACCCAGCCACCCTGGTCAGGTAGGTCATCTTTCGCACGCGTACAGGGCACCCATTCCGATATATCTGGATTCCTAAGTCGATGGAGGGAAATTTCTTCCTCATCTCATCAACTCCAGATATAAGGGCTGGGCACCCCTATTGATCAATGGACACCCGCCCCCTCTCCGGTTGGATCCACGAAGAGTGAGCGAGGCGATACCACCATGTATCTTGTTCAACACGGCGTATCTTGTAACGACGTACGGCTTCTAACGCTGCAGCTGAATTTTCCATCTCTAGCTGGAATTGTTCTGCTTCAGATGGAATGAACATCATAGCCACAACCTGAGGTACTAACCGAGCGACGTCACAGTTACGGACATTATGTGATCGCAATATGTCCGTTGCTTTCTTGCAGATCGCTGCCCTATTTGCAGCATTATCAACAAGAAGCTGTATATGAAATTCGGGTTTGAGCCGGTCGACAACGCTCCGAACAGCATGCCCAGTCCTATGGCGGGGGATTTTGTTCGTACACTTGTCGATGCGAGTGCTCATTTTGGACTCATCTTCTACCACATTAATGACGATGTCATCGATCGTTGGGGCATCATCAATGGATAGGATGTTGATAGCGGCGTTGTGTGCTTCATCACTCACAACGACACGCTCGGGAATGAACTTGTGGGCAAAGAGGCTTAGGAGGGTTGGCCTCTGTACCGGTTTACGATTACACAATATGTTCATGCGAAGGGTTG